GGCCTGATGATCCCCGACCTTGCCGGCCTGACGGTGCCCGACTGGACCGCGCTGCAGGAGCGTATCGATGATTTTTTAAATCAACCGGCGGCCTTCTTTCGCAACGCGACATCGAAGTGATCCTCGATGTGGTGCCGCTGGTTTACTCGGTAAATGAAGCGGAGATCCTCGACTGGGACGCCGCAAAAGCATTGCGCCGCTACGACATCGCGATCACTCGCCTTGGCGTTAAACAGGAGTAGAGCGGGATGCAAGAGACTCAATATGGGCTCAGGCAAGCTCAGGAAGACTATCGCTGGATGGTTGGCGAGGCGGATCTCGGCAATGTGCTGACACCGTTTTCCACAAGCGCCGTGGCACCTGTAAGTCTGGAGGCTGCATCGCAGCCGCAGTTGGAACTGCGCTCTGCGCTGGTCACGCTCAGTGTGGATATCAACGCCTTGGCCCAAGAGCAAGTGCGGCTGCGCGAGACGCTGGAGACGCTCAACAGCACGTTGCCCCTCGCTGGAAAAACGCTGGCAACCAAGACGGCCGATGTCGGCGCTGGAACCTCGGGAAGCGATCAGGAAAAGCCTTGGAGCGACAAGGCCCAGGAGATGGGGAAGGATGCCGTTAAGTTTGTCGGCAAGGAAGTGCTCACCAGTTTATGGGATACGGCCAAGGAGCGAGTTTCAGGCAAGGCCCTCGATGCGGTGGCCGACAAGTTTCCAACTGCGGCTAAATGGCTTAAGGACGATAAAGCCAAGGCCGGTAACAAAGGTACGGAGTGTTGCTGCACGGGAGCGCTGCCTGCCGATATCCGTGGTTCACTGGGGACGGTGACGGCGCAGTTACCCGAGAATATCGGTGAGACCGTCAGGAGCGAAGGCAAAGCGCGACCCACAGGCAGACGTAACAAGACCCGCCAATCAAGAACACGCGTGGTCAAATCCAGCGTAGTCAGAAAATCAGCAGATCTTAAACCCCAACGTAATGCACCGGCAGCGCCCCTACTCAATGCCATGGGCGTGCCGCCGCTGCCGTTCGACAGCAGCCGGGTGAGCCACGCCTCGGCTCGTCTTCCCGGTAATGGGTTTGCCTCCTCGGCTGCGCCTACGCCTGCCCGCGCCTCGGCTCGTGGTACGAGCAAAGGCCTGGCGCAGGGATTGTCGGGTGTGTTGGGCAAACTGGAGTCCGCCGGTGCCCGCCGCCTTGGCCCGATGAAATATGTCGACACAGCCATGGATGTCGTCCAAGGCGTGCGCAACGGCGACGCCAAAGCCATCGGTTCTGGCCTCAGCACCGCCGGCGGTGTATGGGCGGGCGCCTCAGCGGGTGCAGCCGTCGGCACCCTGATCTTTCCAGGTGTCGGTACCGCTGTCGGCGGCGCAATCGGCGGCTTGCTGGGCAGTGAAGCAGGCTCATGGCTAGGTGAAAAATTGTTCGGATCAAGTGATCTCCTGCCCGCGCCCAACGCCGTGAGCAAGCAGCTCAACAATGCCCGCACGGACAACGTGCAAGTCACTCTCGCCCCAAGCATCCAGATCACCGGCGTCAACCCGGCGGACTCGCAACAGGTCGTCAACCAGGTGATCCAGGCCCTGCAATTTCAATGCATGCCGATGGTCACCGACACTCTGGGGCTCCGGCGCAACGCGGCACTGGCCGATCCTTCAGGAGGTGATTGATGCGACAACAAATGGTATTGGGCGACTTTGTTTTTGGCTTGTCCCGAGGGTTTGCCTATGCCTCGCTGGTCCGCAACAGTGACGGTGGATGGACTGACCTGGCGATTATCGCCAGCAAGTCCCAATCACGGCAGAGCGGGCAGAAGCTGGAAAAACTCACGTTCACCGGCACGGCGATGTACGGCACTGGCATGCAACGCCTGGACGAATTGCGCGCCTTACAAAACAGACGGGCACCACTGCCTCTGGTCGATGGTGTCGGCCGTAACTGGGGCTTGTGGCGGATCAATTCGGTGGTGGAAACGCAAAGCAACGTGATCGATGACGGCACCGCCATGGTCATGAGCTGGAGCCTTGAACTGGAGGAGTTTGCCAATGCGTAGAGTGCGAAGTATTGCCGGTGATTCGGTCAACCTGCTGCTCTACCGCGAGCTCGGGCGTTGCGATGACGTAGCGGAGGAAACCCTCTGGGGGCTGAATCCAGCGCTTGCCGAATATGGCGCGGTGCTGCCGGCCGGTGTGTGGGTGATCGTGCCTGAGCTGCAAGCGCGGCCGAGTGCCGTGAAACCCGTTTTGGCCTGGGATTAAGGAGGCGGCATGGCACAGGGATTTACGCCTATCGTGGAGTTTTACGGCGCCAACGCGGCGCTGCTCAATCAACGCCTGATGCGCTGGAGCCACACCGATGCTACGGGCATTCAAGCCGACCGGCTGGAGCTGACCCTCAATATCGAAGGGCTGGAGGGCTTGCCCAGCTTGAGTGGCAAGATCGGTTTGCGCGTCGGATATCAGGAATCGGGTTTGGTGGAGAAGGGCGAGTTTGTCGTCAGCCAGCGAACCCCGGTGTTGTTTCCCATGCGCTTGATGATTGTGGCCACTGCGGCGCCCTTCAGCATGGTGGACGCCAGCGGCTATCGTCAGCGCCGATCCGCCAGCTATGGGCCCACTACCCTGGGGGCATTGTTTCGCCAACTGGTCAGCCGTCACGGTTTTTCGCCGCGTGTGGCGCCGGCGCTGGACGGGATAGAGATCGCGCATATCGACCAGTCCAATGAAAGTGACATGGCGTTCATCACCCGCCTCGCCCTGCGCTACAACGCGGTCACCAAGCCCTACAACGAGCTGTATGTGCTGGCGGAAGCCGGCAAGGTCAAGTCGCTTACCGACAAGCTATTGCCGGCGGTGCAGTTGTCCGTGACCCAGGACAATCGCCCCGGCGACCAAGCCTTTATCACCGCCACGCTTGACGAAAAATCCCGTTCGAAATACATGGGCAGTCGTGTCACCTGGTGGGATGCCGCAGCCTGCAAGCAGCGTGTCGTCCAGGTCGGGATTGCGCCGTTCAAAACCCTGCGCCAACGCTGCCAGAATGAAGCCGAAGCCCGCACCGTGGCCGAAGGAGAACTTCGCCGCGTGGGGCGCGAAGGGTTGAAGCTGGTGATCGATTGCCCAGGCAACCCGCTGCTGGCGGCCGAAGGGCTGCTGCTGCTCGATGAGACGTGGCCGTCATACATGCAGGGGCAATGGTCGATGACGCAAGTGGTTCATGTTGGCGACCCGGTGACGGGCTATCGCAGCACGATTACGGCGGGTGGGTTGTCGGCGTAAACACTTTCAAGAGTAAGACCCATGCTAATAACGCTGCCGCAACTGCTTCAAATCATGCCTGGCGCCCGCCTTAGAGCGGGCATTTTTTTGACCGCGCTAAATGCGGCGTTCGTTCGGTACGCGATCAACACCCCAATACGCACCGCCGCCTTCCTCGCCCAAATCGCCCATGAATCCGGCGAACTGCGCTACGTCCGCGAACTGGGCAGCGATCTATACCTGAGCAAATACGACACCGGCACCCTGGCCGCCCGCCTGGGCAACAGCCCCGAAGCGGACGGCGACGGCCAACGGTACCGGGGCAGGGGGCTGATCCAGATTACCGGGCGTCGCAACTACCTGGCCTGCAGCCGGGCATTGTTTGGTGACGATCGCCTGCTGCACCAGCCCGAACTGCTCGAGCAACCGCAATGGGCAGCGGAATCTGCTGCCTGGTTCTGGCAAAGCAACGGCCTGAATGAGCTGGCGGACAACGACCAGTTCACCCGCATTACGCGGCGTATCAACGGCGGGCTCAATGGCCTGGAAGAGCGCTTGCGCTTGTGGGCGCGGGCGAAGGCGGTGTTATGCGTTACCACGTGATCGCGGTATGCCTGCTCATGGCCGTGACTTGGCAGGTGCAGGCCTGGCGCTATGGCGCGCAGCTTGAGCGGCAATCGGCCCTGCAGGCGCAAGCGCTGAGCGAGCAACGCCAGCTGGCCTTGCGTCAACAGCAGGTCGAGCAGGACAAACGGCTGGCCCTGGAGCAACAGCTCAGCGCCAGCGATCAACAACACACTCGGGAGTTGAAAGATGCCCAACGTCATCAGGCTGCTCTGCGTGACCGGCTGGCTACTGCCGATGTGCGGTTGTCAGTCCTTCTCGACCCCGCCGGCGGCTGCCCAATGCCAACCGCTACCGCCACCGGCAGCGTGGTTCATGCAGCCGCGCGAGCCCGACTTGACCCGGCGCATGCTCAGCGAATTATCGGCATCACCGATGCCGGCGACGACGGACTGATCGCATTGCGTGCGTGCCAGGCCTACGTGCGTGCCGTCGCCCGTTAGCATCTTGTTCCAGTCTGGCGCTTGCGTGTGCGTTTTGCTCCTGTAGGGTAGGCGAACCCCTGCCCACGTCTGGAGACGACCGTGAAGGAAATCACTCAACTTGCCGCTGATCTGGGCCGCCGTCTACAGGTGCTCAATGCGCACGTCACCACCGCCGAATCCTGTACCGGCGGCGGTATTGCCGAAGCCATCACGCGGATTCCAGGGAGTTCGGCCTGGTTCGAGGCGGGGTATGTCACCTATTCCAATCGGCAGAAGACCCGCCAGTTGAATGTGCCGGAGGGGTTGTTCGCCAAGGTCGGCGCTGTCAGCCAGGAAGTGGTGGAGGCGATGGTGCGTGGCGCGCAGGAAAAAAGCCTGGCGCACTTTGCCGTGGCGGTCAGCGGTGTAGCCGGTCCGGATGGCGGTTCGCCGGACAAACCGGT